GCCTTAACTTACAAGAGTAGGACGCACATGTGATTTGGGTTGCATTCTGAAACCAGCGCTAACTGATCCATATACACGGGCAGTCCCTTCTTCGAAATATCGGATAGGACTCTTGCGATGAAGATCAGTGAGCTTTGTGATAGCCGCTTGGGGTTTCCCTCGCGAAACTACTACCTCCTTGAAGTGTGCGACGGCAGCATCAATATCCGAACGAACGATATTAGTGGAATGAACCACGGTACCATTATAGGATTGATGCAAGCCGACAATCATTGGACCAGCGGGTAAAGAAACAACATAGGTTGATCCACAATCACCTTGCACGGTTGGCGCACTAGGGATAGCAGACCAGGCATCCATCTCACACAATGTAGGCGCGCGATATCGATCAAATTGAATACGCTTAAGGGGAGTAAACCACTCCTTACCATTATCACGACGCCCGACAATAGCACCAGAAGCAACAATGCCGGCCATAGTTTTCTTAGGGAACAGATCACGCAGATCTTTCTTCACAGAAGAACTAAGCCTCACAAAGCACAAATCGCGTTCAGGTACTCGGAAGATATCCTCTTCAGCCAAAGCAATCTTGAAGTTCGAGTTGACTCCTTGAGATGAAACATCATCAATGAACTCGACATCATACTTCTTCGTTTGGCAAACGGGAAAACCATGATTGTTCGTAACATAAGTGTGACCGGCCACACAGAATGCGCCAACGTCACTCCTCATGATATCAGTACCATGTTGGTAACGAACCGTCAAATGAGCGGAATTTGTTGCAACAATTTGCTGCACTCTATTCCACTCCATTCCTTTCCAAGAGGTCGTTCGGTCACCCAAATCGAATTTCTGTAATAACATATCTTCAGTGAACCAAACATTCGTCCCTTCATCATGAGTAGACGTTGGGGCCTTTCCAATTTTGCGTGAAGGGTGTGTACTCTCAACAGGGGTAATAGTATCCAAAGCTACTGACTCATTAGAGCCTTGAACTTCAAAAATACCACCCTTGAAAAAAGTGACAACCTTATAGATGGCTGCAATACCTGCAAGGCACGCAGCAAAACCAACCGCAAGACTGCCACAAATGGAGTTGCTAATACGCTTCCCCATTTCCGCAATACGTGATTTCCA